TAGACTAATTGGAGATAAATATGACTGATTTTAGCAAAACAAGAATACAATTTCGTCGCGGAACTTCCTCCCAGTGGAGTACCTCTAATCCGGTTTTGGGTAGCGGAGAGCCGGGATACGACACAACAAACAAAATTTTTAAAATTGGCGATGGAATTAATACTTGGGGTAGTTTATCTGGAAATGTTGTATTTAGCAATACGGCTGGCATTACTGGAGCTAGTGGCGTGAATAATATAGTTATTATAGCAACTGGTAATTATGCATCTTTGGGTAGCTATGATCCCAATACGATATATTTTGTAGTATAATGAATCATCCAACAAAGCTCAAGTAAGTGTATCTATACTTAGAGCTACTATCAATAAGGAGAAACTAAATGGCAATAACCACAACAGACGTAGTGACCGCAGCTCACTCAAGTATAGAAACAATTAAAAATGGTACATGTGTAGTGACTTGCACGAACACGGGAACTTTTCACAAAATTGATGCGACATATGAGAACAGCTTCACATATAATCAATTAGAATCGTTGCTTACAAACCGTTTTGATGATATATCATATTATAATGCTGTGGACGGGGGAACTCCATGAAATATATATGGATAGCAACTTTACTAATAATTGCAGGTTGCTGTAATTCTAATTTTTGTTTCATAAATGATGAGGATATTACAAATATGTACTCATCTTATGTGGAAGAATGGAAAACTTCTTGTAAGGAATCATTTGATAAAGCTGAAAAAGAAATATTTATTGTAGACATTGTTCCCAAACCAGATGATGGAACCAATGAAGACCCAGCAAAATGCGTTTGTAAAGGAACAGGCGTCATAGTACAGGGCGATGGTCATAAAACAGTTTGCCCATTTCATGGTAAAACAACAAGAAGGTGATAGTTATGAATCTAATTTATTTAGTTTATGGTTCGATAGGTTTAGGAGTTTTGATACTTCTATCTAATATGGTAGATTTTTCGTATCTAATTTCCAAGACATTCTTCGGCACAAATAAAACAAGCAAAAAAATCAGCAACAAAGAAGAAGAATTCCTACACATAGTTGGTCTATGGTATCAGTTAAAAGAAAAATGTGATGCCTTTGAGTTGAAAACAGCCTCGGACAAGCTTGATGAAGTTTTTCCACTTTTGAATGGAGTTCTTGAAGATGAAGTCGTTTCTTAACATAAAAAATCTAGTAGCAGTATCACTAATACTATTTGGTTGTGTTCTAGCTATACAGCTAAATCAAAAACCACAAGTCGATGATGTTGCTATTCTAAATATAGAAAAACCAACAGACGATATCATATCTATTGTTGGACCAATTGGCAAATTAGTTACCGATCCAACGGACAGAGCTAAGTTAGCTATTTTTAATCAAGAGTTTGCAAATAGAGTTGTATCGTATAATACAAACAATCAACAGGTAAATGATGTATATGTCTTAGCAGGATCAAAATTTTTCAATAACGATCTTGTGGATAAATACAAAAACTTAGATGTTGAACTTGTAAAATTATTGGAATCTTCGATAGGTTCAGATAATCATATTCTGACAAAAGAAGAAAAACAAGATATTTCTGCAAAATTTATGGGACTAGCTTGGGCCTTAATACAAAAATAAATGATAGACTTAAAAAACATTCGTGATATAATATATCAAATTTTTTCTGATAGTGGATATGTGTTCAATAATATGAACATCAAATTTCCACAACCGTTAAACATTAAAGTCACAAAAAAAGACGATATAATATCGTTAGACTTTGTTAATGATTGTCCAAAGATTAGCTGGAAAAGGATCATAACTTTATCGGCCCACGTAAATGGACTGTCTCTTGGTAAAGATGGTGGCACGATAAAATTAAAATATTTACCAGATATCGATTTTTCTTATGATAAAACACAAGAACAATTGTTTGGTAATCAGTATGATTTTTCTAGTATCCAACAGGATATTATGAAAGAATATGGAGATGAAGAAAGACAAAAACTTGCAAACAGGTGCTTGCAATACGGGTCTGAGTGGGCTACAATAGCTAGTCGTAGCAATGCGGCTTTGTCATACGCCACACCAAAAGAACAAAGGGTTCTTAAACAACAGTGCAAAGATTTTATACGTGACAACATAGCGAACGAAGAACGTCATGGTTCTGCGATATTAACGTTCGTATTGCTTTATGTACTATTGCCAGTTATACTCAAATTTATAGTTGAAAAGATTTTCAGAAAAATTTTTGAATGATTTTTCTATTCTAATAGAATTAGATAGGGGATAATATATATGCAGGTTCAGAAAAGAGATGGCTCATTTGAAAAGTATAATGTAGAGAAGATACACAAGGTTGTGGAGTGGGCTATAAGCGACATATCCAATGTGTCTTGGTCAGACATAGAAATGAATGCCCATCTTTCTCTCAGAGATGGAGTCAATACAAGAGAGATTCATCAAATCCTAATCAAATCTGCAAACGATTTAACATCAAGCTCAAAGCCAAACTATCAGTATGTAGCATCAAGGCTACTAAATATGTCTTTGAGAAAAGATCTTTGGGATAGATATGATAGTCCCCCAACATTAAAACAACATCTAGAAAAAAATGTAAAGAGTGATGTGTACGACAAAAATATGATCTCCAAATGGTCTGATGAGCAATTAGACATACTCAATGATGTTATAGATCATGATAGAGACTATTTATTTACTTATGCTGGATTGCAGCAATTAATAGATAAGTATCTTGTAAAAAACCGTGCAAGTGGCGAGATTTACGAAACACCACAATTTGCATACATGTGCATTGCATTGGCATTGTTCAACACTGTAGAAGAAGTAAAAAAAGCTTATGAGTGCTTTTCTACATTTAAGATAAACTTACCCACGCCCATTATGGCTGGCGTAAGAACGAAAATTAAACAATTCGCTAGTTGCGTATTGGTAGATGTTAATGACGATCTAAACTCTATTTTTTCAAGCATACACGCTGTTGGTAAGTATACAGCACGACGAGCCGGTATAGGATTAAATATTGGTCGTATTAGGCCAATTAACGCTAGCATTCGCGGTGGAGAAGTAATACATACAGGTCTTATCCCATACCTAAAGATATTTGAATCGACTGTAAAAGCAACTAGCCAGAACGGTATTCGCGGAGGCTCTGCCACGGTACATATTCCCTTTTGGCATTATGAAATAGAAGACGTAATGATGCTAAAGAATAACGCTGGAACAGACGATAACAGAGTACGCAAGTTGGATTACTCTGTACAGTTTAATAAACTATTCTATGAACGTTTAATTAAGAACGAAGACATTACGTTATTTAATCCAGAGGAAACGGGCGGCTTGTATAGTTCTATGAATGATAATGAGGATTTCAAAAAGCTATATGAGAAATATGAAAACAATAGATATGTCAAGATGAAGAAAAAGATTAGTGCTAGAAAATTAGCAGAGATATTTGCAAAAGAAAGATTAGAAACTGGACGTATATATGTAATGAATATTGATAATGCGAATGAGCATGGATCTTGGTTAGTTCCTGTTTATATGAGTAATTTATGTCAAGAAATAATCCATCCAACAGAACCAATATCTTCTATAGATGATCCAGATGGAGAAATAGGTATTTGTATTCTATCAGCACTAAACTTACTTGAGATGGAAGACGATAAAGATATACAGATGGCATGTGCTATGGCTGTTCAAACGTTAGAAAGTGTGATAGATTATCAAGATTATCCAGTTCTTGCTGGAGAAAATTTTACAAAAAATCGTAGATCGCTTGGTATAGGCATAACAAACTTTGCGGCTTATCTAGCAAAGAATAAATTAAAGTATGACGATGCAGACACGCTGAAGCTAGTACATTCCACAATGGAAAAAGTTCAATGGAATTTACTAAATGAATCTTGCAAATTAGCAGAAAAACTTGGACCGTGCAATAAGTTCCAAGACACCAAGTACGCACAAGGTTTGCTACCAATAGATTGGTACAAAAAAACAGTTGACGAACTGGTTAACCCAGAGTATACTATGGATTGGGAAGGTTTGAGAGAAAGAATAAAGACTCACGGGCTAAGACATTCTACCCTAACTGCTATTATGCCATGTGAGTCCTCTAGCGTCATCCAGAACAGCACAAACGGAATAGAACCTGTTAGAAGCCTAGTTTCTTACAAGAAGGCTAAAAACGGCGTTCTCAAGCAGCTAGTACCAAATTACGGCTCTAGAAAAAACTACTATACCCTAGCTTGGGAAATGAAGGATAATAAGGCCATACTGAATATTTGTGCGGTATTACAAAAATTCGTAGACATGAGCATTAGCGTAAATCTTTACTATAACTATGCTCATTATCCTGACGGCAATATACCCTTGAGCATCTTAATTAAAGATCAAATTTACGGGTATAAGTATGGTGTAAAGAACTTTTATTACTGCAATACTCCCGATGGTGACGGTCAAACAGAAAAGTCTTCGGGTTGTGAATCTGGATCGTGTGCAATATGAAAACAATTTTGAATAAAAACAACGTTGATTATTTAGCCCAACCATTGTTCTTGGGCGAAGATCTTTCTCTACAGAGATATGATAAATTCAAGTATCCTGTATTTTTTGATCTATATAAGAAGCAACTAGAATTCTTCTGGAGGCCGGAAGAAATAGAGCTTAAAAAAGATAGAAACGATTTCAAGAATGACGATATAATGTCAGCCAATGAGCGTTTCATCTTTACATCAAATCTAAAATACCAAACCATGATGGATAGCGTCATTTGCCGTGGGGTTCCAACGCTTACTGAGTATGTTTCTAATCCAGAATTAGAAGCTTGCATGAATGTTTGGCAATTCTTTGAGCAAATTCATAGCTATAGCTACACATACATCATTAAAAATGTATACAATAATCCTAGTGAAATTTTAGATAGCTGCTTAACAGACAAAGAAATTCTTAAAAGAGCTAATGTAGCTATCAAAGAATACAACGCTTTAAGAGAAATAGGAAATTCCGGCAAGCTAAAAGATATAAAAAAGCAGATATACCTAACTCTTGTAAGCGTCAATATTTTAGAGGCTGTTAGATTCTATGTATCATTTATATGTGCTTTTGCTTTTGCAGAAAACAAAAAAATGATAGGTAATGCTGACATTATTAAATTGATTAAACGTGATGAGGCTTTACACCTTTATAACACTCAAGAAATTATTAAAATTCTTCGTAATAATCCAGACGAAGGCTTTACAAAAATAGCAGAAGAGTGTGAAGAAGAGGCTGTGTCTATGTTTGAGTCAGCGGCTAACGAAGAAAAGGCTTGGTCAGAATATTTATTCAAGGATGGATCTATTATAGGATTGAATGAAAAGGTTATGTCGCAATACATTGATTGGTTATGCATGAGCAGAAGAAAAACCATAGGTCTTCCATACGATAAAGGCTGCAAAAATCCAATATCGGGATGGACCGATCCTTGGATGAATAGCGAGTCTGTGCAAGTTGCACCGCAAGAACATGAAATAACATCGTATAAAATTGGTGCTAGTAAAAATGATTTAGAAGAAATAGACTTAGGGGGTTTAGATATATGATTGTTGATGATTTTTTTGATTATGATATAATAAGGGTTCAACTTCTTGATTCTATGGCAAAAACTCCAACGAGAGCAAATACTAATGATGCTGGCTGGGATCTATATTCCGCCATCGACACCATAGTACCATCAAAACAACGCAAGACTGTCAGAACTGGGATAGCAATACAAATGCCAGAACAATTTGCTGGTTTAATTTGGCCTAGATCGGGCCTATCTGTTAAACACGGCATAGATGTTTTAGCTGGAGTAGTGGATAGCGGTTATAGAGGAGAGATAATGGTGTGCTTATACAACACTTCGGAAGAAAATGTTAGTATATCTACCGGGGATAGAATCGCTCAGATTATATTCCAAGAGGTTCCTCGCGTAACTATGGAGGTCCATGAAACGTTAGGTTCCTCGCAACGAGGAGATAAAGGCTTTGGTAGCTCTGGAATCTAAATACCATTTTTCCAGTTAATGTGTATAATAGTATATAATATACTAACACAGTATGGAGATGAATATGTTATCTAAAGTCACAATAAATGAAGAATTGACATTTGCAACATTTGGATATAATATTTCAGATTTACCTAATGGATCTCACTCAAAGATTGTTGTAACATGCGATAACTGTCACACAAACGTTCATAGAGAACGAAGAAACGCAAATGCTAATCATAAATGTCCAATAATAGATGGAAATACAAAGAGATGTTATAAGTGTGAACAATGGAAAGACTTAAGTTTTTTCAATAAAAGTCGAAAAATGTCTGGAGGCGTTTCTAAGCTATGTAAAGAATGTTACAATAAAGAACAAGCTGTTATAAAATGTTCCAGATCCAGATCACTTAGATTTAAACATGCTATTGAAAATGGTGATATTGAGTTTTATATTAAAAGACGCATTGGCACAATTAAATCTAGAGCAGAAAAAAATGGTATAAATTTTGATCTAGATTCTGAATATCTAATCAATCTATGGAATAGCCAAAGTGGGCGATGTTTTTATTCCAATATACCTATGAACAATTCTATGAAACAAGATGGATTTCAATCGTGGGATGGTCCGTCTTTGGACAGAATCGAACCGATAAATGGATATGTGAAGGGGAATGTTGTATGGTGTGCTTTCGGGATCAATTCCTTCAAACAGTCACTAAATTTACAGTCGTTTGAGGACGCAATAAGATCTATAGACTGGTGGTATAAAAACAAAACCCCTCCGTATAATGGAGAACCATATGGCAATTCAACAGAGCGATTCGAACAACCCATATTCTCGCAAAAATAAAAAGAAAAAAGTAAAAGAAAACAACGTATTAGTAGCCAAAACAGAAAATCAAAAAACCTATATTAGATCAATAATTGAGAATGATATTACGTTCTGTACAGGACCGTCTGGAACTGGCAAATCTTTTATAGTTGCTGGCATAGCTTCCGAACATTTGGAAAAAGATAAGATTGAGAGTATAATAGTAACGAGGCCACTTGTTTGCACCGGCAGAGACATCGGCTCTTTACCCGGAGAATTAAACGATAAGATAAAGCCATACCTCCAGCCAATGGAAGAAAATCTAAAGTACTTTCTTGGAAGAGATAAATTTGGTTTATATTATAACACCAGAAGAATAAGATTTGAACCACTTGAAACAATGCGTGGGTCAACTTTTCATAATGCGTATATGATATTGGATGAGGCTCAAAACTGTACATTTGAACAAATAAAAATGTTCTTAACAAGAATGGGCGAAAACTCCAAAGTAATTATCAATGGTGACACAAAGCAAACGGATCTCTATAGAGATAGCGGATTGTCTTATTGTCTTGAAAAATTAAATAATATCAATGGCGTTGGATTGTGCAAACTTGAATACAGTGATATTCAAAGAAATGGTATATTAGGAGCGATTTTACACGCGTTAGAGGAATAGAATGCCAACTTATGATTATAAGTGTGATAGTTGTGAAAATGAGCTAAACGATGTATATCAGTCATTTAGCGAAGAAGCATTAACCAAATGCCCATCATGTAGTCAAGAGTCGCTCGTTAGAGTAATATATGGTGGGCTTGGAACATTTGTAAAAGAAGCCAAAACTATTGGACAATTGGCTGATAAAAACTGGAAGAATATGGGGCATTATAAAAGATCAGAAGTAGAAAGTGATATGAAACAAAAAGCACAAGATTCAGAATCCCCATTATCATCTCTAGGTAAAGCATCACGCAAACAGATAAATAAAATGACCCCGGAACAAAAAAAGAAATACATCATTACTGGTGAAACATGAAATTTATAGACTCTCACGATCAAAAAATTACCAAAGAAACAACAGAAGCGTTTTTTAATATTCGCGGAGAAATGACAGATGGAAAACAAGAAAAAGTATATTCAAAGTCACTAAGTATAAACTTAGGTAATGGCAAAATTCAAAACAAGTACTTTGTTAGAATATTTAACAGTGTGCCACTAGATCCATTTGGCCCAGAAGCTGGTAGAGAAATTTGGAATAGAACAGAATTAAAACCAGTGTCAGGCACAACATTTGAGAACTATAACAATTATCTTTTAACCAGAAATAGAATATTTTTGACTAAAACTAATAGGAGCTATATAGATGGCTAGTAAAAGAGGACCGTTGAGTAAGGCTGAATTATTTTATGTTGCAGAACACGCAAAGACCGGAAAAGACATAGACGAAATCGCTTCCGATCTAGATAGACCAGTTAAGTCTATAGAAAAGTGTTACACAAAAGCACAAAAAGAAAATGCTCCAAAGCAATTAACCGCTGGAGAACAATTTGCTAAACATAAAGGCTCTGTGGTTATGACAGAAAATGCATCAACACTAGGTGATGCCTCAAGAAAAGCAAGAGTTCCAGCAAGCAAACAAAATTGCGTAACAGTTGTAAGAAAAGAAGAATAATGTCGCTCATATCATCATACGAAGCATGGCTTCAAGAATATAGAAAAGACAAGTATAATATTTGGATAAGAGCAATCTTATCTAATAACAACGAATACTATCTAACAACCTACAAGGATTGGTTCGAAATAAAAAATATTTGCGAATCTCAAAAATTGAATGTTAACAAAATCGGTCTACAGTATAGGTCGCACTCTATAGAGGTTGACACGACCGATTGCGATGGTGTATACTTGGTTAAATCTCTTGTTGGGGTGATGGGAGAAAACACAAGACACAGCTTTACTATCGGTAAAATACATGGCGATAAGGTTAAGAAACAAATTTGGATTACTCCAGAATTAATTGAAGATTCTTCTAATGAGGATGGTATAGAGGAATGTTTTGCTGAAGCGGTTATATATCACAATGACAAATCGACCAGAACTATTTAATCAAAACTATCAAAAGCAATGGTCTGAAACACATAAGTATAAGCATATTCACACGGGTGAGTATTGTACATTTGAAGCTTATGTTGCAGAATTTATTGTGATAAGAAGATCAGAAAAGCTTAATCTAGGTAAGCCTTCGTACAAATTTTGGACAAAGGGCGATCCACTGCATTGGCTTTGGAAGAAACAATATGGTGCGGCTGTTCAATTAAAAAAGAAATACAGCGAAGAAGCTATTCTATCTGCCATCAAATCCAAAGATTTCGATAGTCTGCTAGTTATTGGAATCCAAAATGGTAGAGGCTATAAAGTTAATCCATTAGCAGAAAAAGTAATAGCAAAACACCAAAAGCTTATAGATGATAAGTCAAATAAAGTAGAGATAAATCTTGACGTTGAACAAGAAGTCAAGCATGTTGAAACAAGATCGACTCAAGGGTATAATACAAAAAAGACATCGATGAACCAACTGAGGAAACTATGAGTAAAGTAAAAAAGGTTGCAAAATTTTCGGAAGATAGCGTTAGTAGCTCTATTGTATCAAAATATGGCGATGTTGTGCGTAGCGGAACAGAAGTTTTAGCAAACATAAACAATCTAGAAGTGATTGGTATATCTCCAGCGTTGGATATAGCTCTTGGTGGCGGTCTTAGGGAGGGTTCTGTTGTTGTAATGACGGGCGACCCAAAGAGTGGAAAAACCACAACTGCCCTACACTTTGCTTCCAAGTGTCAACAAAAGAACAAGCGTGTTATTTATGTCAATACCGAAGGTAGACTATCTAAGCAAAACTTTGATGGCATTAAGGGTCTACAACCAGATAACATATTGATTATTGAGTCTACCGATGAGCGTGTATTATCGGCAGAAGACTTTTTGAATATCATAGAATACTATATCAATAATGATCCCGGTTGTTTGATCATAGCAGATTCTCTATCTAATATGGTTCCAGCATGTGAGTTAGAGGGCGAGGTTAGAACTGGTGTTCGTAATGCTCTACCAAGACTTCTCTCCATGTTTTTTAAGAGAATTAGTGGAACGTTGATGAAGAACAAGACTATTCTTATTTGTATTACGCACAATATTGCTAATACTGGCGGATCTCCATATGCTCCACAAAAAATGGCCGATTGTGGAAACATGTTACAATATCAAGCTGGTACGAACATGATCATTACACACAGGGGAAAGTGGCAGATACCAAAAGATACGGGACAGCACGTTGGTCAAATAGCCAATTGGTCTATTAAAACATCTAACGCTGGCGGAAGACCAAACAGCACCGCAGAAGGATGGATAAGGTATGGAATTGGTGTTGATGAAGTTCAAGAGGTTATTCATATAGCTTGCGAATTTAGACTGATCAAATCCGCTGGAGCTTGGTATACTATACAATGTGCTGTAGATGAGCCTACTCATCCAGATATTGCCAAGATGCTTGACGATAACAAGATAGGTAAGACTCCAGATGACATAGAAAGATTCTTTAAATTTCAAGGCGTAAACAACGTCGCTGACTTCTTAAATAGTAATCCAATTGTATCAGATTTTATCTACAAAAAGATAAGGGAGTTGCATTGAAAGTAACCGGAATCAATGGCAAAGAGTATGTATGGAATCTTTCTGGTTATGATGTATTCAATGACGATCAAAGAAAAAGATCAAAGTATCATATCAGAGCTAGAAATTTATTAAAGGAAATCTATAATAGTTATAGAATATTGGAAGAAGTTAAGCTTCCGGGAAGCACAGCATTAAACAGAAAATCCGTGTTGTATCTTGACTTTTACATCCCGTCCATTAGACTAGGAGTAGAAGTTCATGGAGAACAGCACTATGAATATAATGCTTTTTTTCATAAGAGTAAAGCAGACTTCTTAAAGGGCAGAGCCAGAGATGACGATAAAATAGCTTGGTGTGAGTTGAATGAGATTGATCTTATAACCTTAAAATATTCAGAAAGTGATGATGAGTGGAGACAAAGAATTAAAAGCGTCTGAGAAACTATCAGAACACCTAGAAGCAATCAATAACTACATAAATAGTAGCAATACCAAATTCTCATCATTTCGTGAGGAATATTTGCTGGTTTCCGATTTGTCATCCGATCAGCTTAAGAAATTAACCCAACAAGATTTGTTTGACGCTGCGTATCTAATGTATGGATATGCAACATATATTCAAGATGAAATCAATAAGAATAAGGTTGCTTTAAGCTGGTGTCATGACCAGATGGAAAAGCTTATTGTAAAACATACACAAGAATTTAATCAGTATACAAAACACGAATCTAAAAAACATATTTTGGCTCAATCTAATTCTTACGCAGCATCTTTGGAAAATATGAGGGAAATAGCAGAAGCTAGGCTACAAGCACTAGATGGTAAAGTTTATGAACTAAAAAGAAAAGCTGACATTTTGCTAGAGAAAGGTAAGAGAACATGAGTATGAAAGATTTTATCGACACCTTAAATGATAGCCAAAAAAAGGCTTTGTTAGAAGCACTTATGCAAAATGGCGAAACAACATTAAAGGATATTCCAGAAGAAGTAAAACAAGAAACTAAAAATCAAATCACAGAAGATTTTAGGGTTAGTTCCATAAAAGGTAATAAAAACAATAAGAGGAGAGAACCGGTGAAGGCCAGAAAGAATGAGTGGGTTGACGAGGGCGAAGATAGACATATTGAAACAAAATATGGGGCTAGAACGCCACGAAGCAGAGAGCCAAACAAGAAGATGGATGTTGAATGTAGTGTGTGTGGAAGATCTTTTAAAACTGATCCCAAATATGTATATGGGGAATATCATCGTTGCAGTAGGTGCATAGGTCGATAATATGGAAAAACTATCTGATATTGGATCCGAAAGAGCGGTACTTGCTGGATTGTTGCAGCACGGTATAGACGGTTACGTATCTATATCGGATTTTATTACTATTGATAGCTTTGGTCATCATAATAACCAAGTTATATTTAGATGCATAGAAGAAATAGTAAAAAACGATCAAAAGGTTGATATACCATCCATACTCTCTATTGCATCAAGGCTCAATCTTTCGGAAGCGATAAATACACCGCAAGAAATAAAATACATAAAATCTCTTTTTGATTTCCCAGTTGAGAAAGACAATGTTTTCAATTTTGGTTTGCAGATCAAGAAGTTTGAGTTTGCTCGCAAGATAAAAAAACTCACAGAGAAAATACATAAAGATATAGATGGCATCTCTGGATCAGAGTCTATTAATGACATTATACAAATACTAGAAAATCCGGTAACAGACTTTCTAAGAGAAGACGATGGCGGCGATGTTCCAGAGAAAATCGGTAAGGGCATAGAACAATATGTCGATTTTCTTAAGGATAATAAGTGCGACATCATAGGAATTCCCACTGGCTTCAATAAATATGACGAAGCAATTGGTGGTGGTTTGCGTCGTAAATGCGTGGATCTTGTGTCAGCAAGACCAAAGGTTGGTAAATCAGTATTTGCCGATAATGTAGCTCTCAATGTCGCTCTTAAAAATATTCCAGTATTGATGCTGGATACGGAGATGAGTAAAGAAGACCATCTAAATCGTTTGCTATCAAACATAAGCGGTGTTCCCATTAACGAAATAGCAACCGGTAAATTTGTTGACGATGAAGACAAATATCAAAAGATAATGGATGCTGTTAAACAATTAGAGTCTATACCATACAGTTATGTTAGCGTTGCCGGTCGCCCATTTGACCAAATACTTAATTTGATCAAACGATGGGTTGTACAAGAAGTTAGGATGGACGATCAAGGAAGAACAAATAACTGTGTGATTATTTATGACTATCTCAAGCTAATGTCCTCAAGCTCTATAACAAATAATATACAGGAATATCAAGCGTTAGGTTTTCAAATCACATCATTACATAACTTGTGTGTTAAGCTAGATATTCCATGTTTGTCTTTCGTGCAGCTAAATCGTGATGGTATAACTAAGGAAAGTACGGATGCTGTTTCTGGCTCAGATAGATTAATTTGGCTATGTACATCTTTCAGTATCTTTAAGATTAAATCCCCAGAAGAATTAGCAGAAGACGGTCCCAATGCTGGTAATAGAAAACTTGTGCCAATTGTTTCAAGGCATGGTGGCGGATTAGATGACGGCGACTACATAAATATGGTTATGCAGGGGTCACACGCAAAGCTAAAAGAGCTTAAGACCAGAAATGAATTTAAGAATCAACCAGTTGGTGATACTGGATTGGTTAATGACGAAGGAATTGTAAAGGTAAGAATACAAGACGCAATAAACAATGAACTTGTTACAGATTAAAAAAGTACTGAACAATAGAATAGAAGATGTTCTTTCAAAGCTTGGTATCAAGTATGAAGTTTTTGGAGATAACATCTACTCCACTTGCCCAGTACATGAATCAAGTGATAATCCAAGAGCGTTCTCATTTTCTAAGAATAGAGGCATATGGAAATGCTGGACCAGAGAATGTCAGAACAATCATAAGAATGATATATTTGGACTAATATCCGGCGCTTTATCAAACGAGAAAGGCGAAGACGTTGGTTTTGGCGATGTTTTGGGATGGATCAGAAAAGAGTTCAATCTTAATATTGATGAGCAAAATGCTGCAACGACAATAGAACCTCAAGAAGAAAAAAGTGATTTTGAGGAGCTTATAGATCTTTTGAAAGAAACGGCAACGAAACCCACGATAAACAGCGTTGATGTAGAATTATCTCTTGATATACCATCAAAATACTTCTTAAATCGTGGATTCAAGAAAAAAACTCTAGAACATTTTGGCGTTGG